AGGCTTTCATTACTCGGGTGAATGCAATGCTTCATTGCTGCAGGAGCCCCGTTGTATCCTGTGCTGAGAATGCGACGATCTACAGCGATTACCACTCCGACCTGTAGCCTTGAGCATGTAGAACGGAAAGCCATACTTTGAGCCACAAGCATCAGAACTTGCTCGCTAGTCGGTCGTGTCATCGCTCGTACCGCCATTCATCATTGCTGAAAAGATGAAGGTTGGAAATGAACATGGTAAGCTGGCCGGTGTGGGGAATGTTGAACTCATTTGCCGGCAATTGTAGTTTCACCCATTGCAGGAGGCGCATGGCAAAATAGATATCGTTGTGGAAATGTCTCGTCAGGTCGCAGGAGCGAAGAAAATAATTAATATCTAGCTGGGCACCATTGCGGATAAAGTGATAGCCCAAGGTACACGGTACACGCTGGCCATGGTTCGCACCTGTATCCTCCGGAAAGAATACTGGTAGATAAGCCTGACGTGTCCATATATTTCTCCGAAGCTGATTTACCACATCAGCTAGATCACCGTATTCCCAGTAAATTCCCCGGATGGGCTGACGATCACTAAGGACTGCAGGGTGGTATGGAGCAAATTTTGGCCAGAACCGCTCAGGATAAGTATGATCGAATCGCGCACTGCTCGTGAAATAGCGATTAGCTTCTTTTGCAGAATGCCAGGGCCACTCGGAATATGATGGGGGAGGATTAAGTGGCTTACCTGATACACGCTCAGCGAAGTGCTGTTCTGCCCAGGGAAGATCAGGATCACACATTTCTACTGTATATGGAAGCAATGGCGGAATAGCTGCTGTGATGATCACATTAGACAATTCATGTGTCCGATGTTTAACTGCTTCTGATTGCCATTCGCCTCTCATGATTGGCTTCTGAGCCAGTAGTGTTTTAGCTAATTGCTGCTTCATAGTGGACATACGGGATAGCTGATATTCAATTACCACAATGAGATTCCAATCGCTGAGAAGTCAAGATCATCGACATGAGTATCAGGTAAAGACTGGTATGCACGATGATCGGATTTACCTGTATCAGGATCGCTATAGGGATTACCGTCTGGAAATGCGAACATTTCAGAATGCCATCGTTTACGGAGTCGTCGATACGATGTGAACGGCATACCGCTGTATAAGAGGCCCTCAGCGTCCTGCTGGACGTACTTCGAGTGATGCTTGTGCGAGTTGTACATGGCAGGAAACTCAGGCGTATGTGGACGATTCAGGAACCGGTCATATTCTTGGGTGTCACCGAGGGGGAACGCGATTGTACGGAACCCATGAACCTGCAGCGATTCAGCGAACCACACGAACCCGATTTCATCGGGCTCGATTCCAAGCAGGCCAGCGATGTGTCGGGCGCATACGTATGCGATTGACAGGTCGAGCACTGAAAGATAACCGAGATAGCATGTCCGGCTGTGAAGGGTGATAGTTGGCCGAGGTCGAAGCGAGAAAGACAGCGAAAGCAGACAGGATCCGAGGTTGCGAACAGTGCCCTTACCGCCCACGCGACTAGCCACCAGATTTGTTCGCAGGACAGCGGAACCTCGCTTCTTGAGATGATTAAACCGGTGGTCGATAAGCGAAGACCATTGAAGAAAGGCTTTGGCGTCGATGTACTGTCGTACCATGGTTCGCCATCGAGATTCGGGAACCCAGAATCGCCGTAGTTCATAGTCATAAGCCATACTTTCTGCTTGGGCTACAACATGATGCAGCTCAGTTTCCATACTGGAGTAATGATCCACGTGGTCAGCGCTAGCATATAGCAGTCGTGAACATAGCCGTTCATGCATCGTGGTCATTGAGGGAAAGGTGTATGCGTGCATCAGTAGCCTTCGGCCCGACGATTCTCATTCACCAAGGATTTCTTGAAATAGGCCTTGAACACATCTTCAGGTGTAATGCCCGCATAGATATGCATCTCGATAAAGAAGTGCCACATGTCGGCAATTTCTTCCATGAATTCTTCTGGATCTACATCACGGAATGATTGCTTCCATGGCTTGTTTTTGAGATGATTGATCGCCTCCATCATTTCCTCGATGGTATATCCGGCATATTCACGAATCTTAGCCTGAATAACTGGATTATTCAATTGTCCATGAGCCTTAGAGGTTACCGTTGGCGTCGTGTGCGAGATAGCGCCATATGCTTCCATATGTTCTTCTTGCTTGACGAACATGGTGGACAACAGATCGGGAACAGATACAATTTCTGGCTCATCTTCTTGCCAGATAAGATCAAAGTCTGCAGTAGTTTCAGTCCATGGAATACTCATTTTCCTCGGTTCCAATCTGTGACGTGCAGGGGTACACGGGTCCACATCGGTGATGTTGGTAGAGTGTAGTCATGCACAATTACTGTGCCTGGCCACGTAATCTTGAGCAATTCATACTGCTCGTAGATTCGGTCGATATTTTGGAATACGCCACTCATCTGTTCTGAGCTGCCAACGTTCTCGTGCACGGTCTCGAAGGGGGGCAAGCACAAGATCATCAGGCAATCAGAGGCCAGCTGATTTCGCATCATCTTAGCAGATGCACCCAAGAATTCAGTAGCGATACCACGTCCGAGGGTGCTACCGTAAATGTATTCACTGACCAATGGATGCCGGTCATAGATACTACATTTCTGGTTACCCCGCCCAATCTGGTCCTCGTAGACAAGTTTGTACAATTCACGCTTTGGCCCGTGGGTATCAGCGAAACGTGGCATGACGGGAAGCTGCCACTGTTCGACCAGCTGTTCGAGCAAAGTCGTTTTACCGGCACCATCTGGGCCCTCCAAGAGAATCAACGTAATACCTTTCTAGGATCCTTCAATATGGCACGGCCAATATCGCCGTCGTTCTGAAGCGTATAATACATCAATTCATCCACAGTATTCTCAGCCAGCAAGTATGTGTACGTTGTGGCCGAGGGAGACAAAGCAATGCGATCACAGCACTGAGTAAAATCAACCCATGATGAGGTCAGAGAATACCAAATCATGTGAGCTGCGGTGGATAGATCAATACCCACACCGCCCGCTCGAGGATTAATTACTGCTGCAGCTACACCTTTGTTATTCTTGAATCCAGCGATATTCGCTGTTACTTCCTGACGACTTAATCCACCTCGTATGGCGTAGATCGGTACTCCTTTCTGTACGCATAGCACCATGATCGCATCTAGATCAGCACGGAATCTGCCGCAGATAACTACCTTCTCATCATTCTCAATCGCGTCATCGAGCAGCTCAGCAAGCGCTGTGAGCTTCTCATTGCCCACAGCTAGTATTTGTCCTTCAGTTGTCTTCGCAAAGCCGCCAGTGATCTGACTAAGACGCAATGCGAGCACCAAGGGGATTGATGCTTCAGTGAGATGTGTCATACTACCGTCTTCTAGCTCTTCCTCAATCTCCGCCACCATTTCCGCTGCTAGTTGATCGTACACAGGACCTGAAGTTGTTAGCGGGATCCGTACGACGGTTTCTGTCTTGGGTGGTAAATCATAGCATTCAGCCCGTGTAATACTGAAGGCATCTTCATGGATTCTGGCTATCAGGTCATCCTGATTACGCAAGCCAAGAAACTGAGGGAAGCCATTACGATTGGTCCATTTGCCATAGTTGTTTTTGAATTCAGTTGCTGTCGGAAACTCCTCGAACCGTGTGGGATTCAGAAATTCCCACTGCATCCAGATATCGAATGTACGCTTTGCCTTAGTTACAGGCGTACCTGTGAGAATAAGGCGATAATCGTACAATGGAGCCATACTTACAACCATCGTACTGGCTTTACCGGATGGTGATTTTATCTTGTGGCTTTCATCAAGAATGCAGGCGGCTGGTGATCCCTCAAGCCATGATGCGATTTGCTTCTTGAACGCATACCGTCCTGTGGCTTTAGAGCGACGACCACTTCTAAGTTTTCGTCCAGGTACGGCGAAGGCTTCATAATTGACGAGAAGAATGCTGAGTTGATACAGATTCGACCGAGGAGGCTCAAGCTTACCACGACGCCGCTCAGTTTTGTCCCAGACCGTAATGTGGTAATGGAGAGGGCAATTATCGTGAAATTCTTGAACCCAAACGTCCATGACACGGGGTGGACAAATGATGACCGCACGGTCAATCTTACCTTTCTGAGCAAGAATGCTCACATAATCAATCGCTACTTTCGTCTTCCCAGTCCGCGGTTCCATTAAAAGGGCTCCAGAGCCAAGCTGGATCAATTTCCGGAGCGCTTGTTTCTGGTGTTTGTACGGGCGTTTCTTGAATCGGTATGTCTCGCGGCTGATAGATCCAGTGGCCTGTCTGCTCATAATGCCTCCTATTCGTTCGCTCAGGGTCCGACGTTAGATAAGTCGATTTCATGGGGCACTTATCGCAGATGAGTTTCTGACGAGCTTCTGTCATAACTTAATCGGATTCGCCGTCAGGAAAGCTCGTCCAGCCTCTGTGCTTGTCATTGCAGCAATAGCCACACGCACGACTTCAGCTTCCTCACTGCAATTGATAATCTCATACAGCGCTTCTAGAAACCGCAGCTGATCCTGCAGAATCTGTGTCGCATCTTCCATTACAACTGATACCCTTCTCTGATGCCACAGAAATAGCAGCGATTTACTCCTTGCACAATTCCCATCGCCGTAGGCATTGCAGGGTGGCGATCCCCATTGTATTCGATGAATCGTGAGGGCCGGCGACAACGACCACACCACTGTTCGCCTGGCTCTGTGAGGCGATTCATCCACTGAGGTTCTTTGAAGACCTTTGGACGTGCGATAATTGAGAGATCACGAATGTCCGAGTTATCGAGGAGAGTCTTTGCGGTGCGACGTGCAGCTATGAATGATTCACGCAGACCTCGTTTCCAGGTCCTGTCATGAGTCTGAGCCATTATCATCCATCGAGGGGCATTGGCGGGTGTGGGAAACAGCTTAGTGTAACGACTGAAGTAATCGAGATATTGCTCATCATCAAGCAGTGATCGGAGCGGTGTTGGGTAAGACAATGTTAGCGTGGTCATATGTCGATTATATGTGATGGGAGAACTGATGAAGCCTGAAGAACAGCTGAATATGTTGAGGAAGATCTGGGGACGTAACAGGCGAGGTTATGTATTCTTGCCCTGGATTGCAGCTGAGCATGCAGCGTCTACACATCGGAAACAGATGTGGCAGGAAGGTAAAGCTTTTTATTGGCCTCGTGACAAAACACAGATTATCAATCATCTATACGAGCATGTAGAGGATGAACTGTACTTCAGCGTGCAGATGTTTGCTACATCGGTCCGTCGCGCTGATGAGGTGTTGGTGACTAAATGTCTATATGCTGATCTTGACGAGGTTGACCCTAAGACTATTCCTGATTTTTATCGTCCCACACACGCCTGGCAGACATCACCGGGTCGTTATGCTGCTGCGTGGGAGATGGTAGAATATCGCCGTGAGGCTACTGAGGCTGGGATGGAGAATCATAAGCTGACGATGTTTGTCGGTGCTGATCCTTCAGGCTGGGATACTACTCAGCTTCTTCGTGTACCTGGGTCTGTGAATAACAAGGCAGAAGTAATAAAGGCTAACGGTCACCCTGTACGTGGCAAACTCATATGGACTGATCGTGAGATTCACGGCTGGGACAAGATGGAGGAATTGCCTGAAGTAGATATTCCTGATGCTGTCAATGTAGATCGACTTAGTGAAGAACTACTGGAATCGGTAGATCGTCATGCTGTCTGGGCTAAAGTTAGACTTAAGGTAAGTAGTGTTGTCCGATCCTATATGCGCATGCGCGAGGTCGGTGATCTCGATCGTTCTGACGTTCTGTGGCAGATTAATTGCGATCTAGCTCAAGCAGGGTGTAGTCTCGCTGAGATAGTCGCTATTACCCGTGCCTCTGTGTGGAATAAGTATGAAGGCCGTCAGGATGAGCTTAAACGTCTATTTACTGAAGCATCTAAAGCTTTGGGTGAAAAACAACGTCTAACTGAAAACGGATTCGAGCCTCTGGAAGCAGAAGAAGGTACCGAGAAACCAAATATTACTCAGCTTAAACCTTTCTGGGAAGATGAAAGTTACCTTAATGCACCTGAGCCTGAATGGTTAGTAGAAGGATTTATCCCTAAAGGCGGGTGTGGGTTTATTTCTGGTGCACCTAAATCTCTTAAGTCTTGGCTAGGATTAGATCTGGCGATAAGTACATCTGTCGGGATTCCATTCTTGGATTATCAATCCACACGGCCCATCAATGTGATGTATATCCAACAGGAGGACCACGCAAGCACTGTGCTCGAGCGACACATGATTATCGCGAACAGCAAGGCACCGCAGCATGCTCCAGGAGACACGCTAACGCCCTCGCAGGGTGCGTTGTACATGATCGTTCAAAAGGGGTATACAGGCACTGACCCGGGATGGCAGGCATGGTTGTCTGAGGCTGTTGAAGAGCTGAAGATAGAACTTGTCATTTTCGATACTTTGTCTACTATTTCTAACGGCATAGATATCGACAAGGCCGGTGAGGTTAAACGACAGCTACTTGATCCAGTTAAAGTAATAGCTAGAACACATGACTGTGCTATGCTATTTGTCCACCACAACACTAAGAGTGGGGCTAATACACGCGCCGGACAGAATATGGCAGGCTCAGGGCAGATACATGCCTGGGCAGATATGGGAATCTATATTATGGATAAGACTAACGACAACAAAATAACTTTCGATCTAGAAACCAAATTCACTCAGACTGTTAAGCTTATCTATCATCTGGACGGTCTGGAGGATAACCCTAAACGCTGGATCCCACGCGAGGTTCTTAAGGATGAGGCTGCGGGTAGCGGGAGGACTGACGATATCCACACGGCTAAAGCACCCGCCAAGGCTATACGTACGGCTGATCAACGTAGCACTGACCGACAGAAGACCACTATAAATAAACCTATCGTCCATAATCTTATGAGGCAAGGACATAATACTTACGCTTCTCTACGAGCTCATCCAGAAGTTAAACACATCAGCGACACTTCGCTGCGCAGATACATGACCGGCTTTAAAAGCTGACTCGCGCGCGTTATATACGTGTATACGCATCACGTGTATCTAAAGATACACTAGGATGCTTATATACACACAGTAATAGAAAGAAATAAATTTTTCGTTCGTTCCCGGCCCTTTCGCTGGCGCCGCGGCACAACGGCGGGGCTTACGCCCGCCTGTGCCTGCGCCTGCTCGGGCCGAAACTCAAACAGCCACATGAGGTGATATGATTCAGGCATGACTCACAAATTTACTGGAATTATATTCACTGCTGCTGTAACTGCTGTTCTCACAGGAGGCGGTGTTGCACAGGCTGCACCGCCTCCGATGGTCGACGGGCCAGTGTGTCATGCTGTAGTGGGTCCTGCCCCGACGCCCGGTTTGAGTGTGATCGCATTCGCTGGTGTGGATTGCCATCAGCAGCCTGACAAGCTTCGCTGGGTTGCGACGCTGCAGTTTCAGCCGCATGAGTATACGCCCTGGTTTTCTGCTGATTTCGATCAGCTGGAAAAAACATATCCTTTGCACCAGTCGGTACCTCTCTCAGCGAAGTGCGAGGAAGGATATTGGCGCACGATGATCGAGGTGTGGGAGACGATCGCCGGGAAGACCTGGCACGGAGTGTATCTGTCGGCGGAAGCAATTATCCATAAGACTGATTGCACGGAACACATTCACCCGTTCTGAAAGGAATACGGATATGGCGAAGATAGAGCCCAAGGTTCGACCGACAGTCTTGCCTAAGGTAAAGCCGAAGGTGGTGCCGCGTGGTCATCGGTGATGGGCCGCAAGGTAATGAGGTTGGTGAATTGCTCGATAAGCTATTCGGCGCTCTTGCTCAGGCGAGCGGGGGTAAAGTAACTAAAGAAGAATTGGCTGCTCGTCTACAGGAGGAACCAAAGTTCCGGAAGTGGAGGATAAGGAAAGTCACTCACGCGACGGAGGAACGATACTGGATTGCTGCTAACCCGGCGTTGCGTGTGGGACGTATATTTCCGCGCACGATGCCTGACGGATCTGGGGGGCATGCAGCAGCACTGCAGTATATTACTTCTCAAGCTGGTACGTAGTACCCATCATGGGTTTGGTAATCATACATGGAAGGAGTGTGATGTATGTTGACTCCAAAAGAAATGCTAGAGGCTGGTGTGGGAGATGACTCAGTCTTTACTGAAGCTGCTCGACGTAAGCTTAAGGAAGATATCCGGCAGCTAGCTTCAGAAAGGTTGAGGCTGGAAAGAGAAGTACGAAGTTACTTGCCTGCAAAGTTTGTTATGATATATCAATCCTTGTGTGATATGGCATGGGGTACCGGAAAAGACTATAGGGCTAATCCTGATAGAATGGATGGTGTTACTGATGGGACTCGTGGCTTTGGACCTAGTGACGGCGGTCTGCGAGATCAAGCTGCTGCCGATTACCGAAGAATCGTGGACCGTAAGATTCGACAGCTGGCTCGAGAGATGGGACAGTGGGTTGGAGGTGATGGAGCGTCGAGACTTGCCATGGCGATCCCAGTTCGTTGTCCACGATGTTCCAAGTTCTGTGCTAATGAATGGGGTTACTGCCCTTGGTGTGGCACACAATGTTCCGCTGCGAGGTAAAGAATTCGATGATGTACTGGACCATCTTGACGGTCATTTCGATTGTGTTGAAGAAGGACATATTTCTATCGGTGAAACTTGTCCGGAATGGGATAAAGCTAAAGTAATAAAGCGAATAGTTATTCGTTGTTGTAAAGAGTTTCTGAGGCAACTTACCCAATACAATCCGATGACCGGGCAATCTGTATTGGCTGAGTGGAATTATGAAGACCCGGATTGGCATTTGATCTGGGTAGACAAGATGATGTCTGAGGGATCTGATGATTTGCCCGAGTCGAGATTGACGAGAAAGTAAGGTACTTGTAATGGCTGGTGGTGGACGGACTGAAGCGAGTAGGGCCCGTAAGAGAGAAAGGACGTTGGCTAGGACTCATCAAGTACTGCCGGGTCCGTCCATCATGGAACAGATATTTGCTGATCTCGACAGAGCTGTGGGAGTGTGGGTTAGTCTTAAGGATGAGGGATACGGTCCTGGTGATGTCAGGGTTAGCCGAGCTTATGGTGAGGTTGTGGGCATTGCCCGGGGGATAGGGAGATTCGGATGGATTGAGGGTGTATCGTCGTATCGTCCCAATGCCGGGATGAAAGCCGCTATACGAGCCTCTCTGGCTCGAGTTAGGGAGGTTGGAGAAAGTGGGTAATGCAAATGTTGCGACACTGGAAACGATTGATGCTGGTGCTGTTCGTTGGCGGTATGCTGACCGTTGGAGCGTGCGGGCTAGCTCGAGCGACGAACTACACCGAACCTCTTGGGCATTGGGAATACGGCCCTTGTCTGCACAGTGGTGTACTTGTGATGAATGCGTCAGCCACCAATCTAGAGTGCCAAGTCCCTGTGTTCAATGGGGATGCGCTTGGCTGGGTGTGGGAATACATGCTGCCGGGTGCCCGAACTGGGAGCGCCGACCGAAGTCTTATCCAGCACGAAGGATTCTAGAAAGAGAAAATGTATGGCCCACAAGAAGAACCCTGTCAAGTTACCTTGTGCCATTACTGGGTGTACTGATATTGCTACTCGGCTTGTGCATCTGCCTGATAGAATCAGGAGCGTCGAGTGGGTTTGTGAAAGCCATTATCAAGAGCTGGGTAAAGGGACGTAAATACTGGCGTGAGTATGGTTGGATAGAAATCCTTGTAGACGACGAAGGGAATGAAGTAACTATGATCGGTAATGACCCGAATCCAGATCCGACCCCGGCAGAATGGCTGGCTGATGATGAAGAACTTGATGTTGAAGATCCTCGAACCAACTTTCTTCCCAGCTTTGAGAAAAAGGTGACAACCCCAGTGTGGGATATCAAAGAGGAGCTCGATTAGTTGTGACATGACATGCACCCGGTGCTCGTATTGGTGTCTGCATCGTCTGCTGTGAGCCTGATGCTGTTGTTTGTGATGTCGTTGTTCATAGTGATGCAGTAAGGGCTGTGTGTGTCCGTGAGGGCGGAGTGCCACCGTTGCACTCCGCTCGGCGGCGTTACGTTGACAAGTATGGGTTTACAGCCAATGATGACGTAGATTGGTTTCGAGTCAGTCACCTCTGGTGCGTGATACAGTGCCGGTGTGAGAAAAACTGTGGTAGCACTGATCGCTCCCCCCCTCGGTATGGGGGGTGTGGAATTGCTTCCGCCGACCCGTACGAATATACCAATGTCCACAAAGTTCCAGTAACCCATAATGATCAACCTGCGGCGTTCTGCGGTATGCGAGCGCCGTATTCTCGAGTCAAAACGTTTTCCCGTTTGACATGGCGTATCTGGGATTGTAAGTTGACCGGTGGTGGTTGGCAGTGGATTCAGATTGACATGTGGTAATTAGGAAAGAAGGTGAATAGCCATGGATCGTAAAGCTCAAGGCGCACATCTACAGATTAGGCAGAATAAAGCCTTAGCGCTGAGTATTCGTGGTTATTCACCGCCCGAAATCAGGAAGATGCTGGGTTATGCTAGCGATAAAGGTGTGCGTTATGCCATCCGTAAAGCCGCTGCACGTCAGTCTGCTGCTCCTGTTGAAGAAGCGCGAAATGTGGAGCGAATCAGACTGCAATTTTTGAATAAGCTTGTTATTGCAGAAGCCGTTGATCCAACTGAATTCTCAGATGCTAAGGTCAAAGCAGTCAAAGTAGCTGTCGATATATCACAGCGCATGTCCGGTCTGCTCGGTTTGGATATGACTCAGACCGACAATGATGACAATGATGTAGACACTTGGCTCCTTCATATCACAGGCACCGAAATGTATGACGGTGTGGAATTGGATGAAGAAGAAGAAAACCTTGATGTTAATTCACTAGAACTTGATCAAGACGAGGAGGAGTTGGACGAATGAATATCCGCACTCTTACTCGTAAGCAAAGTCGTTCGGTTGAATTAGCCACACGGCGAATCAATATCTGGGAAGGTTCCGTTCGATCGAGTAAGACCATTAGCTCGATCCTGCGTTGGCTTAGGTTTATTCGTGAAGCTGCACCTGGTAATCTGCTCATGGTAGGCAAGACGGAACGTACTCTCAAGCGGAACATCATTGACGTAATCATCCGCATGTTAGGTCGTAAACGTGCCCGTTATGTAGCTGGTGCTGGTGAGTTTCACATATGCGGGCGTGTCATTTATGTCTGCGGTGCTAACGATGAGTCGGCTCAGGAGAAGATTCGTGGCTTGACCCTGATGGGAGCTTATGGGGATGAGATCTCAACATGGCCTGAGTCTTTCTGGATTATGCTTCTGAGCCGACTTTCTCTGCGAGGTGCGAAAGTCTTCGGCACTACTAACCCTGACAATCCTTCACACTGGCTGAAGAAGATGCTCGACAGATCCTCGGTGTGGATAAAGCATGACGGATCTGAGGCTGATGTAAGACCGATCGGAATGAAGACTAAGAAGGGTAAGGTTATGAATCTGGCCCGATTTTCGTTCATCATTACTGACAACATTACTTTAGCTAAGAAGTACATTCGAGATTTGAAGCAAGAATACACAGGACTTTGGTATAGGCGGTTTATCAATGGCGAATGGGTGGCAGCGGAAGGCGCCATATTCGACTTCTGGGATCCGGATATTATGGTTGTCTCAGAACTGCCGGCAATGGTTCGTATCCTCGGCGATGGCATTGACTACGGGACGACTAACCCTACCGCCGGTGTGCGTGTGGGGATTAGTACCGACGGGCGACTATATGCGATGGCTGAATGGCATCCCGGAAAAGGTACTGTGGGAGAACATTCTCAGTCGTATCGAGATTGGGTATTGGGGCAAGGTGGCTATGGAGATTATGTCATCACAGATCCCTCTGCCGCTGCTTTCAAATTACAGTTACGGCGAGATAAGGTTAGTCGCGTACGCAACGGGAATAACGATGTCCTTGATGGAATCCGTACTGTCGCAAGCCTTCTTTCTACCGGCAAATTGGTTATCCACGAGTCTTGTGAATACCTAATAGATGAAGCACCTGGCTATGTCTGGGATCCTAAGGCGTCTGAGAAAGGCGTCGATAAGCCGATCAAAGAGAATGATCACTTCTGCGATGCACTGAGGTATATCGTCTATACCACACGGTCATTGTGGACACCATATCTGAAGGAGGTTCGCGATGGCGATGCCAGCCATAAAGAGCGATTGGCCGCCTAAGCCATTCGACGAGGCTTTCACTGATATTGCAGAATGGGCGGTGTGGTGGGAAGGCACATCCGCTAAACTGACTAACTTTTATTTCAGTCGAGGCACACTGTATAATGCCTTGCCCATGGGTTTGAGGCAACGATCCGCTGCTGCCACACAGGCATTCTTCGGGCGTCAGGATGGACGTTACCAAGGCGGTCCGGCATCACTGCAACTGCATTTGCCCGTGCCTGGTGCGATTGCGCGCAAGATGGCGAATATCATGTTTGCAACTGCACCTCACTTCGGTATCGAGGTAGAAGATAAGGGTGATGTTGGCGTAGATGATGACACTGATGCTGAAGAGCTTGAGGAAGAAACTGATCCTCGTGAGACACGCATTGATGAACTTCTCAATTCCGATGGATTCAAGGCCTTGTTGCTCGAGGCTGCAGAATCCTGGTCTGCTCTCGGCGGCACATATCTGCGGGTGGTGTGGGATGAGGCCACTGTGCCGGACCGCGCATTTGTCGACAAGGTAGATCATGATCATGCTATCCCGATGTTCGCTTGGGGTGTGCTGAAGGAAGTTATATTCTGGTCTGAGATCGGTACTACTAAAGATGGCGGTGTTCTGCGACACTTCCAGCGTTACTTGCCCGGGTATATCGACCATGCAGTCTATGAGGGCACTACGTCTAACGTCGGCATCAAGGTTGATCTGGCATCTGTGCAAGTGATTGATTTCACTGACCTCATCGAGAGTATGGATGAGACTGGTATGGTGCCCACCGGCTATGAAGGTGTTGCCGCAGTTTATGTGCCGCGTCGTAAGCCTAATCCATCGTGGCGTGCTAAGACACAGCTTAAGTACATGGGCTATTCTGACTTCAGCAGGGATGTGATCCCGCTGTTTGCGTGCATTGATGAGGCATGGACGTCTCTCATGCGCGATGTGAGACAGGGCAAGGGTCGGCTGATTATTGCTGAAAATCTGCTAGAGCTGCTGGGACCCGGGCGAGGAAGCGGGTTTGATATGACACGAGAGATGTTCTCTCCTGTCGGTGAATCGCTGGATGATACTGGCCGTCCATTGATTGAGCAGGTACAGTTTCAGATTCGCGTTCAAGAACATCTCGATGTCATTCGTGGCCTTCTGCTGGAGATCCTGCGCCGTGTGGGAATATCCCCGTTGACGTTCGGTCTGTCTGAGCAAGTGGCTACGACTGCTACTGAAGTCAAGGCATGGACTGCTGACACACTTGAGACACAGGATGCGGGACAGCGATACTGGGGCCCGGCGCTTCGTGACATCGCTATTGCATTGCTAGCGGTAGATGCTGACAAATTCCCTGACGGTGTCGCAGTGGACGATATAGAGCTGGAATGGCCGGCTTCTGTTGAACTGTCGGAT